AGGTTCTGCTGAGCCGAGGTGTTAACTATGGGCCGATACCGGAAAATCACGAGCGCATTGCGGCGCTGTGGTCAACCATTCTGGGACACCCGGTAACGCCAGTACAGGTAGCGTTATGCATGATTGGGGTAAAAATGGCTCGCCTGATGGAAACGCCTGACCATCAGGATTCGGCAGTGGACATAGCTGGATATGCCGCCTGTCTGTACGAGTGCCAAGAATGATTTGCTTTACCCTTCCCATGCCGCCCAGCACTAATCGCATCTGGCGCGGCAAGGCGAAGGGTGTTTACCGCTCGGCTGAGTACATCCAGTGGATCATTGTGGCTGGGAACATGTTGAAGTCGTACCGTCTTAAACCTGTCAGCCCACCATATGCGGTGGTCTATGAGTTTGGTCGGCGCGTCACAAAGAAAGGCGCTGTGTCCAAGGTCCGCATGGATGTAGCTAATCGTGAAAAGGCCCTGAGCGACCTGCTCCAAAAGATGGGCTTGATTGAGGACGATTGTCTAATTGAGGACATGCACTTGCGCTGGTCTGCCGATGTTGAGCCTGACATGGTACGGGTATCGGTGGGGACGCTATGATCTGGACACAGAGGCGCGTGGAAGAGTTGCGCACTCTCTGGAACACTGAACTCAGTGCCAGTCAGATCGGCAAGCGCTTGGGTGTTTCCAAGGGCGCGATAATCAGCAAGTCCCGGCGGATGGGTCTTAAATCACGGCGAGTAGTTGCTCAGCCCGTTAAACAGGTCCGGGGCCAGCCAACTGGGCATAAATATGCACCCCTGCCGGTTTTGTGGCAGGGCGTATTAGACGCCGTGCTGAACCTCAAACCCGATAGTTGCAGGTATCCTATTGGTGATCCGGTGCAGGCCGGGTTTCGCTTCTGCTCCGCCAAGACAGACGGCAAAGTCTACTGCCCTGAACACCACGCCTTGTGCATCTTGCCGTCTAAATACCCTACAGGTGGGTCTGGAAAAAGCTGAGATTAGGTCTAGGATGGGCGGGCGGGAGAGGAATGGCATCCTCGAACCCCGCCCTGACATAACGCATATGAGGTGCGCCATGAATACACGCCGCATGGAGGTGCGACATGTGCTTGATATTTTATAGAGATTTTGCCCTTTCCGCAACATCAAGGAAGGTGGCGAAACGTGGCTAAATTCCCAGCACTACCGCTTTGGACGGACGCCTATTTGGGCGACACCATAACGCTCACAACGATTGAGCATGGTTGCTATTTGCTGCTTTTGATGACGGCTTGGCGTACCGCAACATGCGATTTGCCGGATGACGATAAGTTTCTTGCCCGGTCTTGTCGCATGACCATTAAGCAGTGGTTAAGGGTCAAACAGAGCCTCCTAAAACCACCCTATTGGCACCTCAAAAGTGGTCGCTGGTTTAACAAAAGATTGCTCGATGAACGCGATGCTGTCAGACAGCTCATAGCCCAACGGTCAAACGCTGGAAAGTCTAGTGCTATGAAAAGATTGAATAGAGACTCAACGAGCGTTGAACGGGCAGACAACGAGCGTTCAACACCCACACCCACACCCACACCCACACCTATACCATTAAAAGAAAATAACCCCCCTATGTCCCCCCTTGAGGAACCGGCTAGGGCGGCTTCGCCGCAGGATTATTTTTTCCGGGGGAAAGTTTTCCGTGTGAGCGTCCACGATGCCCAGCGTTGGAAGGAGGTTTACAACCTCGTCCCAGACCTGCGAGCGGAACTTGAGGCGGCGGATGCGTACTACGCCGACAACCCCCCCAAAAACGGCAAGTGGTATTTCGCCGTGAGCAACTGGCTGAAGCGGGTGCATGTTGCAGCGCAGCAAAAGCAGGAGGATGAGCGCCGTGCCAAGCGGACATGGAATTGAGGGCGAGGAAATGATCCTAGATTGCCACCAGACGGGCAGGGGGGCGTCCTACAGGCCCGTTTTGGGGGTGGGGCGTATCCAACAGCCTCGACGGGTCGCAAACCGCTCAGAGGGCAAATTTTCAGGGGGGTCATTTTGAGGGCCGTGGACCGCCTCCGGGCGCTTGGCGTGACCTTCCGCGACAAGCCGGGGGAGCAGCGGTGCATCTGCCCCCAGTGCAAGGGTGGGCGTTCCAAGGAGCGTTCCTTAGCCGTCCAGATCAGACCAGACAGCGTGATTTATATTTGCCACCGGGCATCCTGTCCGGGGTTCAGAGGAGCATTTTTCGATGATGACGCCAGAAGCAATTTTGTGGGCCGCAAACCGGGGAATATCAGAAAAGACCCTTGGGAAAATGCGCGTCGAAGGTGGTCCAGCTCGGTTTGATGCCACGGCTGAACAGGCCATTGTTTTTAACTATTTTGAAAACGACAAGCTGGTGAACCGCAAGGTCCGCAGCTTGGCCGGGAAAAAGTGGAAACAGCAGCCGGGCGGCAAACAGGTTGCCTATAACTGGGACAGCGTGAAAGCCGGACCCAAGGATGTGTGTTTCATTGTTGAAGGCGAAATGGACGCTTTGTCCCTAATTGAAGCTGGAATAGATGCGGTGATCTCTTGTCCCGCTGGCGCACCAGCTGAGACATCGGACGATCCTTCCAGTGGCCGTAAGTATGTTTGGGCGATCGACGCAATGAGCGAGGGCCTCAAAGATTTCAAACGCTATGTGATCGCCACGGACAATGACGGTCCCGGCAGGGCCTTGCGTTCTGATCTGGTTGCTATCCTTGGCGCGGCTAAAACATGGTTTGTTGATTGGCCGGAAGGCGTCAAAGACGCAAACGAGCTTTTGATGGCCGAAGGCAGTCCTGAAACCGTGCGCGAATATCTGCGCCAAAACGTGAAGGCTTGGCCGGTAAAAGGTATCTGGACAATGAGCCAGCTACCGGAATTAGCACCGCTGGAATTGTGGGATATCGGCTTTCCTGAGATGGAAGGCAAGATCAAGATAGCCCCAACAACTCTGAGTGTAGTTAGTGGATTTCCGGGCAGCGGAAAGTCACACTTGTTTCAGCAAGTCTGGTTTAATATCGCAAGAGAGTACGGCGTGAAGGTTGCCATCTTCAGCGCCGAAACCAGAATCAAACCTTTTCTTCGCAGGAACTTCCGCCAATTCTATTGGAAGCAGCTTGAACATACTTTGACGCCGCATGAACTGCGCGAAGCAGATCAGTGGATCGAAAATCATTTAGTGCTGATGGACGTAGGTGATGAAGTGCCAAATATGAAATGGCTGGTGGATAGCATTGAGATCGCTACGCAGCGGCACGGTTGCCGCGCGGCGTTAATTGATCCGTGGAATAAGATTGAAGAGGATTATGACCCGCGCGAAACAACAGAAACGCGATGGATTGGCAAGATGTTGGACTTGCTAATCCAAATGAGTCGCGGGCTTTCCATTCATACCCAGATCATCGCTCATCCATCAAAGCCTGACGCAGCCTTCAGGCGTAGCGCACCAGACTTGTATAGTATTAGCGGGTCAGCACATTGGGCAAATCGGGTGGATCAAGGATTCTCAATCCATAGAGATAAGATTATTGACGGCGGTGTACATCAAACTGGAGCTGAATTAAAGTGCCTGAAAAGCCGCTTTGCCGATCTGGGTTATCCGTCTGCCTTCAATATGGATTATGACGTTGGCAGAGGTGTGTTTCGGTGCGTGGAATTTGAAAGCAAGTTGCAGACTGAGTTAAGCAAGGTGTAAATCTGTGTTCATCTTGGGCGCACTCAAGATCGTGCGCATTAGGCCGCACGGGCGAACCTCCGGGCCCTTATTGAACGGTTTTGTTTTCGATGATTACGCGCACCGTATCGCGCATAAACTCCGCTTCACGGTAGCTCTCAATCGTTGCCTTGAAGGCGGATAGACTGGCCTCGATAGCCGCCTCAACGTCCGGCTTGATCCGGTCCATGATCCGCTCGCGCAGCTTGTCCCTGAGTAAGTCCTCCAAGCCCTTGAGCATCGCCCTAGATGCTTCGTCGCCGGTCAGTTTGAAGTTGCTTGCCATTTCCGGCCCCTAATTTATCAAAGTTTTGTAAGTTTATCTGTTTGTTCTGGGTACGAATAACCTAAGAACTGTTCGTCTTCATCATTTCCGGGGCCGTAGTGTACCCAAACACCTTCCAATATATCAGCGGCCTGTTTTTTTTCTTCTACTTGCAAATTTCTGTCCCTGAAATCGAGCGTATTGTGACCAAAGAAGCGCCGACAATTGTTTATTTTATGAATTTTTCGTTGGACAGCAGACAAACTAGTGCCGATTGCCGCTGCAACTTCTTTACCGCTATTCATTCTTAACCGTAATTTGAAAATCTTATTGTACCTGCTCCAGCTTGTGCCTTCCAATAGGTGGATCGCACGGAATGGCAGTTGATCCGACCTGATGTTTTTTACTAAACTATCAATAACACTTGCAATTTTCATGGGCGTTTAAACTCCAAGATTGCTGCCGGTGGGTCTAGAAAAGTCAGTTCGTCCTCATCAAACGTCCCTAGTTCTGGATCATCAGGGCAATAGAAGCCTGACTTGCCGGTCCAGTATTTGTATTCCGGTGAAGCCACCACCTCCAGTGGGCCGAACTCGTAATGCTCGACCAGTATTTTACGGGGTTCACGCATCTGGGGCCTCGAATCCTAGGGCGCAACGCTGTTCCCATTTTTCCGCCGCATAGGCCGGGTTTTTGTCCCACGCCTGAATATCTGAGCCGCCGCAGTCGTCTTGATCGCACCAGATAACAAACCCGCCGCAAAAATCATCTAGTGTCATGGGGGTGCTGCCGCAGACGGGGCAGACATGGAAAGTGGTCGTCATTATGCGTACTCCTTCTTTCCGCCGGATGTTTCATTATCGGCCCAGCCAGCGGCGTAGGCTGCGATTTCTTCTTCGGTCATGCCTTCGGCTCCAAGCATCAGCGATTTGCCGGTGCCGCCCAAAAAATAGTGAGGGGCGAAGGGGCGACCGTACCAGTTGTCAGCCGATCCGCGATCAAAGGGGCCGCCGTGGCGGGTGTCGTGGGTGGGGAGGCTGGGGGCGGTCTGGGTGTTCATGTTAGCGCGCTCCCATCACAACGGCGTTGTTGATGTTATGAGCGGTGAAATTGCCCCCGAACCTTAACAAGGCGAACGCCTTCACGAAGTAATCGTTGTGCGGCGTGCGGATGTAGGTTTCGGCAGTGTTCCGGCCCGTGCGGATAACCCGGTGGCTAAAGCCGTTCGTGTCGGTAAACTCTATGGCGGTGGTTTTGGTGTTTTTCATGTGCGTGGCTCCTTGGTTGGGGTGGTGGCTGGGGGCCGAAGCCCCCGCCGGGTTAGGCCGCGATGCGGCGGATGTTCTGTACGACGGTGACCGAGGAAGTCTGGGTCACCTTGGTGCAAGCCTTAATCTGCGCGGCGGTCAGGAACTGAGCCAGCAGGTCCTTGTCGATGGTGGGGCGATCAGAAAGCTGGTGCTTCATGGCAAAGTCGAACCCGTCAGCGGCGAGAAGTTCGACACCGGAGGCCAGAAACTCCGCCCTCAGAGCGGCCATTTCCTTTTCGATGACCTTGGCATTTTCGCGGAGGACGATGTAACGGTCTGCAATATTCATATCTAAACTCCATCTATCGGGGCCAGAATTGGCCGGTCAATCAACACAAGTTTTATAGGCCCAATGGGCCGGGGATGTCAAACGGCAAATGGAGGGAATTGCAAAAAATTTGCTGAATACCCTCCTTGTTGGCCGATTAAACGCAAGAAAACCTATATATTTCAGCTACATAAATCGGCCAAAAATAATCGGCAAATCGGCGGCAGATTAAATTTCAGGAATAAAGGGGGGGTTTTTACGAATTTGCCCTGTCACCTAACAAAGCCCAACATTTGGTTGTTTTCGGGATTAAAGGGGGGGTTAACCGGAATTATGCCCCCCCCCTGTCACCTAACAAGTCCCCACAGAGATCAATCCATTCGGCTGTTGCTGTGGCAGGCGATGCCGTGTTCGTTCAGGACCTTGGCAAAGGCGCGGGCATAGGCTTCCTTGCGCTCCATGCTCTGGTTGAACTCATGGCAGGCGATCTCAAGGCCATTGGGATAGCCGGTGCGGGCCATGCCATTTGCCTTGGCCCACTTGCCGAACGGGGTGTTTCCCTTGAGCCAGACCCAAGCGAACCCGCAGGGGCCTTCATTGATGCAGTGGACCTCTGCACCGGGCTTAGGACGGCCCCAGATGTCGGCTTCGACCAGATGCATGGGGGTTGGGCAGGCGGCATTGCCAGCGGCCATACCGGCTTCGTGGGCGTTCATGGCGAGGCTGGCGAAAATCGAATTGGTGGTCATGTCAGTATCTCCGTGGGTGGCTGGGGTTAGGCGGCGCGCGAGGGGGCGCGACGCGCCTTGTCGGCGGCGTTCAGGGCTTCTTGCTCGGCGTGAAGGCGGGCGATCACCTTGCGGTGGGTGGCCTCGGCCTTGGGCTGCTCCTTCTGAAGGGCGCGGGCCAGCAGGCGGTAGGCCACCTGAAGGTCCAGATAGAGGGTGTGCTGCTCACGGAAAAGCACCTGATCGTGGGTGTCCGTCAAAGCGAAGGTGCTGGCGGCGTACTGGCTGCGCGCGCCGCGCACCGTCTCGGTGGAGAGGTGCTGTAACTGGCCGACAGAGGCGAGCTTCAGGGCCGCTTCGACAAGGGAGGGCTGGGGGCTGAGAACCTCAACGCGACCCAGTTCGCTCGACAGGGCGGAGGCGATGACGGCGATGCGGGGGCTGATGCGGATTTTGGTGGTCATTTTGTATCTCCTTGTTGATCTGATGGAAGGATTATAGGCCCATTGGGCCTCATGTATAGGGGGAAAATGGGGGTAGGGCAAATTATTTTGTTTGCATCACCGGCCCATATGGCCCATAAAGGGCGGGTCGATTGGCGGCGTTTTGCTGCCTAAAGTGGAGATAGATGATGAATTTCAAGGTGATACGCCTCCGGTCGCTGCCGGGTGCTACGGATTGCAGGTGCGGAGTGGGCCTCCCACATGGGTCAACGGCCCGCTGGTTCGGGTCCCGCTGGTGGGACTGCTGGGATTGTTACATGTGTAGGGGGCGCAAATGAGCCGGAACTATGGTGTTCGTTCTTGTTATGTTCCGCCCGAAAAAACCCTGACTTTTGGGGAACGCCTACTGCTGTTTTGCGCAGCCTTCACTGGTGCTGTGTTGCTGTTCGCGTTGATTGCGGGCCTGATGTTTTTGGCGCAAATACTGGGTGACATGCTGACATGACCTATCCGAAACTCACGGGACGGGATGCGGTTTATGCAACCGCGATAGAATATCTGGAGCGGAAAAGGCGCGACGCGGCATATCAGTCGATAAACGACAAAAACTATCCGATGATCCGGCTCTGCGCCCAGCGAGGCATGTCTCGGCGTCGGCTGATAGAAATCTATGGAGATTTCGCGGTTTTGTCTGCGCTGGAAAATCACAGCGAGGTGCCAGATGGTGGACGATGACCTTGAACTACCAGCTCGCGCTAAAATAGTTTTCGCGCTATATTTTATCAGCGCGTGTTTTCTCCAAGTCGTTGGATTGGTTTGGCTAATCCGCGCTGTATGGAGGTGGATCAGTGGTCATTGAGGACGCCAGAGAGCTTCTAACAATACTGCGCGACGATAATCCAGAGGGCTACGTTGATGCCATTTGGTCTATGCGCTACCCGCAGCCGTCCCCGAAATCCGGTAAAGGCTGGCCGTGCCGCGTTTACGAAAACAGATCATCCGCCAAAAAAATCCCGCACAATTTTCGGGTCTTTCTAAACGATACGCTATGACACCTTTGGACGTAAAACATTTCCGCCGCGACTATGATCTCAGCCAGCGCGATCTGGCCGAATTGGTGGGTACTCGCTCAGCCAGAACAGTGCGGAGGTGGGAACACAGTGAGCGTGACATCCCCGACAGCGCCGCGATCATCATGGCTATGATCAGGCAGGATGAGCAGCGCATAGATGAAATCTACTCGATCAGGGGCGAACTAAATCTGCCGCCCATCGTGGACGCTAATGACGAAGTGGTGGGCTAGTGGCTATGCCGAAGAAAAAAACGCTCATGGGCAGGCCCACCCTGTATGACCCGGCCATCAATACCAAGATTGAGGACTGGATGGCGCAAGGCTATTGTCGGAGTTCGGGGATTGACAGGGGGCCGTCTAGCTACGTCCCGCGCCGTATGTTACCAAATGTCGTCGGACAGTGGCGCGAGTCATAGTCTGGCGGCAGCCTGCCGTTGTTGATGCTCCTCCAGCGGCGGGCTGCACCCAGCGGAGCGAACGTGGATTTTAACGATTTACATGGCATTGAACTAACCGACACGCGGCGGGAGTTGAGCAGGCATATTTGCGAAAATAGCCTGTATGAGTTCCTGCGCCGCGCGTGGCAATGGGTGGACCCCAGCCCGTTTGCTGATGGCTGGCCCTACAAGCCTGCATGTGAGCAGGAGTTAGGGGTTCCGCGCCGTGGACTGAAGGTGCTGAAGTGAACCTCCCCAAGGAACTTCTGGACATATTAGACGATTTGGAAAAATTCGACGCCGAACGGGACAGGATGGCTCAGGCCATATCTGAGGCAAACGCCGGGAACAAGCTGGGTTGGAGATACCCGCCCGATTTGATCGTCCCCGACGACATCCGGCAGAGTTACCTGACAGGACCAGCACATTGACACCCGCAGAAATGAAAAAAGCCCGCGCCAAACTTGGCGACCTGAAAACCGCTGAACTCGCGCAGATCATCGGGATCAGGTGGGACAGAACCGTTAGGAAATGGGAGAGCGGTGAGAGAGCAATCCCTGAGCCTGTGGCAATGTTGCTGAATCTCTTCATAGAGAACCCGGTCCTGATCTCTATGTCCGAGAAGTTCCGTCCCGTGTATAAGAAGGCTGGAACAAAGGTGAACAAGAATGCCTAATTACATTGTCAAAGTCGCTCTCAATGACGAGTTGGTTGGATTTTACTCGGTCGAGTCCACAATAGAATTGGCAAACCTTGTAGACGAATCTGTCGATCCAAGTCTGTGCCAATACGCTTTACTGCCGTATGGGTGGGGCATAATGTTTAACGGCCCAATAATGATACCGTCCAAAACGTACCCAGAGATGTCCCAGACAGGTTTTACGCAGGATGTTTTCACAACCCTGCTTGGAGACCATCCATGCGAGTGGAAAAATATGTTTACGATTGGATGCGAATAATGCCTAGGAAGAAAAAGGATACAATCACTGACAAAGCACGGGGTTTGTTTGTGCAGGATGGTGAATTGGTGACAGATAGTCCTGAAATAGCTGTGGAACCAAAAAGCGTGGGAAGGCCCAGCAAATACACAGGTAAACTGGCCGATATGATCTGTACTCGCATCGCTCTGGGGAACAGCCTGAGAAAGGTTTGCCTCGCGGATGACATGCCGGACATCACAACCATAATTCGGTGGACTAGGGAAAATAAGGAATTTTGCCAACAATACGATAGGGCTTGCGTAGATCGGGGCAATCATCTGGCTGAAGAAGCGTTGGAAATTGCTGATCAAACCCCTGAGACAGAGCCTGTTAGGGACAAGGATGGCGAGATAATCGACATGCGCCTGCACTCTGCCTACGTCTCATGGCAGAAGAACCGGGTGGACGCCCGCCGCTGGTTTGCGAGCAAGATGTCCCCGAAGCGGTTTGGCGATAAGGTCCAGACCGAGGTTTCCGGGATCGACGGCTCTGCGATCAAGGTCGAGACCGTTGCGCTGGACGTAGCCAGCCTGACCCCGGAGTCCCGCGCTGCTCTCAGGGCTGCGCTGGTGGAAGCTAAGTCCAAGGGATGAGGCCAGTCTATGAGACTGCCGGGGACCTGACCGCAGAGGATCGCGTGTCAGATATTCTGTCGGCGGCTTGGGGGTTCGATCTGGAGAAGCTGCCCCGGCTCCATACGTTCGACCGCGCTCTAAAGCGGGGCGGTGTCCTGCGCGGGTATATCGAGATCAAGAACCGGAAGAAGTCCTATCCGACGTACCTGATCAGCCTGAAGAAATGGCGGGACATGCTGATGGTATCAGAGGCTGCAAATGTCCCGGCTGCGCTGGTGGTCTGCTGGCCGGTCGAGGGGGAGATGAAGACCAAGGTCATAAGGATCAGTCGCGCGAAGGTTGGCATAGTCGAGGGTGGCCGCAGGGACCGGGGCGATCCCAAGGACATTGAGGATATGGTTGAGATACCGATGTCCCAGTTTGACGATGTGTTCTAAGCGCCAGACCTTTGTCTGCTCTGACTGCGGGCAGTTGTGGAAGCTGCTGCACATGCGGACATGCCGGTACTGGGTTGAGAAGTCTAAGGTAGTTACGAAGTGGCAATGTAAATCGGCCAATCGGGCCGAATGTTTCATGTGAAACAATTCAAAGGAGGCCTTGTGTCGGAAGATATTCCTAAGTGGAGTGATGTTAAATTGCCTAGGTCAAGTGCAATGGAGAGGGACATCAATGAATGGAAGGCCCAAATTTTCCTTGAAACAGAAGACCTGAAATCACAAGAAATAATGGTTAACGCCATCAAAGTGTTTTTGGAGGAAATAAAAGTCGCAATAAGTCGTTCAACAGTGTTCAACGACGAATTAGCGGAGTATTCCGAAAATGTAGTTAAATTGTTCCCTGATATAAATGAATGGAAACGCAGGTCTGCATTTCCTCAAGGGAACCAAAGCTGGCTTGATGACCAAAAGTAACTTCTATGTTATCTAGGACGCGCCGATAGCAGGCCCCTTTCCTGCTGCTGGTACGGCCTGTCTCGGTTTTGCTTCCCGCTATCCGGGACAGGCCACCTAAGTGGGAATAGGGTATGATCGTTGATGTCGGCGGCAAAATGTTAGATGCGGACGAAAGTCTGCGTCTGCTAGACCAATATGAGAACGAGCAAAGCCTGTACGAGTTCCTGCGGAATGCGTGGAAGACCATTGACCCGTCGCCTTTCACGGATAGCTGGGCCATAGAGGCTATAGCAGAACACCTTCAGGCTGTGACGGATGGAGAGATACGCAGATTGATTATAAACGTGCCTCCTAGGTGCGGTAAATCAACTATAACATCCGTGTGCTGGCCCGGGTGGGTATGGGCGCAGGAGCAGATAAGCCCAACTTCCGGGCCGGGTGTTAAGTTCCTGACCGCCTCCTACGCGCAACAGCTATCAATTCGCGATAGCGTGAAGTGCCGCCGTTTGATCGAGTCCCCGTGGTACAGGTCTCTCTGGGGTTCACGATTTGCTCTCACTAGCGACCAAAATACAAAATCAAGGTTCGATAATTCCAAAGGAGGCACCCGGCTCTCCACTTCGGTCGGCTCGGCCCTGACCGGGGAGGGTGGTGCCTGCATCTTGGTAGACGATCCAAACGCAGCGGCTGAGGCCTTTAGCGAAGCAAACATTGAGACAACCATTGACTGGTGGGACAACGCCCTCAGCACCCGCCTCGATGATCCTAAGACCGGCGCGTTCGTGGTGATCCAGCAGAGGCTGGCTGAGAACGACCTGACCGGCCACATCCTAGAAAAGCAGGTGGGAGACTGGTCCCACATTTGTTTGCCCATGAAATACGAGCCGGATCGCAGCTTCACCACGGTGATTGGGTGGAAAGACCCCCGCACTAACGAAGGCGAATTGCTGTGGCCGGAGCGGTTTGGCGAGCCTGAAGTCAAGGCGCTGGAAAAAGCACTTGGCCCTTGGGCTGCGGCTGGGCAGCTACAGCAGCGGCCTGAACCCAAGGGCGGCGGCGTCATCAAGCGTGAGTGGTGGCAGACTTGGCCTAGCGATAACTACCCCCCGGTCGAATACATCATTGCCTCATTGGACACGGCCTACACGACCAAGACCGAAAACGACTATTCGGCCCTAACGGTATGGGGCATATTCTCAGGCGCAAATACGACACCGGCTACCAAGTACGTCAACCGCGAGAGCGGCCTCATAGACCAGAGCGAGCAGACCATCCTGTTTGATAAGGCGCTGGAGCAGCGGTTCCAGATCAAGGTCGGCGGTGACGAGAACACCATCCCCAAGGTCATGTGCATGATGGCTTGGGCGGAGCGGCTGGAACTGCACGACCTGATCAAGAAGGTCAGCGAGACTTGCAAGACCTACAAGGTAGACAAACTTATAATTGAGAACAAAGGGTCCGGTATTAGCGTGGCCCAAGAAGTCCGCAGACTGTACAGCCACGAAACATTCGCGGTGCAGTTGGTTGATCCCAAGGGGCAGGACAAACTGGCAAGGTTACATTCTGTTGCCCACCTGTTTGCGGAGGGAATGATTTACGCGCCCGACCGAGACTGGGCAGACAAACTGATCACGCAAGTTGGTCAGTTCCCGCGAGGCAAGCACGACGATCTTGTCGATACTGTCTCAATGGCAATCAGGCATCTGCGTGACGCAGGGTTGTTGGTTCGTTCACCTGAATGGGCGGCGGAGGTAAAGTCCGCAATGACGCACACTGGGAGCAACTTGCAGCCGTTGTACTAGTTAGCATGCGGCATTGGTGATATGTTCGGTTACTCGCATATAAAGGTAACCCATGCCGCTTACGCCGGGACTAAGCCCCTCCATACGTCAGCCAGCGCCAGAAATTGGCGATGATGAACCTGTAACCGTCGAGATCATCGAGGGCGGCCCTGACAAGCCCAAAAAGAATGATGACGGAAAGATTCTTGAGATTGAGCATGATGATGGCTCCATCACCATCAGTCTTGATGGCAAGTCGCTGCTTGATGATGAAGAGCGCCGCCCGACAGATTGGTTTGATAATCTTGTCGAAGACATTGACGACATGGAACTTGATCGCATCTCCGGCGATCTCATGCGCGGCATTGAGGATGACATCCAGAGCCGCAAGGACTGGATTGAGGACCGCACCAATGGCCTGAAGTTGATGGGCCTGAAGGTTGAGGTTCCCGGTCTAGGATCATCCTCTGACGGTGCGCCAGTCGAGGGCATGAGCCGCGTCCGTCACCCGCTATTGCTTGAGGCGGTCCTGCGTTTTCAGGCCAACGCTCGTTCGGAAATGCTGCCGGTAGACGGTCCGGTCAAGATCAGGAACGACGACAACAACGCCACACTTCAGGAAGATCAGCTTGCCAATGCTTTGGAGCGCGACCTAAACCACTTCCTGACGGTCACGGCGAGCGAATACTACCCCGACACAGACAGGATGCTGCTGATGCTGGGCTTCGGCGGCACGGCATTCAAGAAGGTGTACTTCTGCCCGCTTCGCAATCGCCCGGTCTCTGAGACGATTGACGCCGACGATCTGATTGTGAATAGCTCAGCCACTGACCTGAAGAACGCCAAGCGCATCACACATCGTTCCATGCTGCGCCCGTCCACGGTGAAGCGGCTGCAGATACTGGGTGTGTATCGGGACATTGATCTGTCCACGCCCAGTATGCCCAGTCTTGACAGCTTGCAGCGGGAAGAGAAGTCGCAGCAGGGTATTCAGCCGGAGAGTATGAATCCCAATGATCGGGACCGGGAGATATACGAGGTCTACTGTGAGCTGGACATCAAGGGCTACGAACACAAGATGCGTGGCAAGGAGACCGGCCTAGAAATCCCGTACCGCGTGACGATTGACGTAAGCACCAAGAAAGTCCTGTCTGTTACCCGCAATTACGAGGAGGACGATCAAGAGCTTCCCGAAGCCAAGAGCAACTTCGTCAAGTACACCTACATCCCCGGTCTGGGGTTCTACGACATTGGCCTGCTGCACATATTGGGTAACACCACCAACGCCATCACGGCTGCTTGGCGCGAACTGCTGGACGCTGGCATGTACGCCAACTTCCCCGGCTTCTTGATGGCCGATACCGGTGCGCGGCAGAATACTAATATCTTCCGGGTTCCCCCCGGCGGCGGTGCTTTGGTCAAGACCGGCGGCATGCCGATCAGTCAGGCCATCATGCCCTTACCGTACAAGGGGCCGGATCAGGCCCTCATGGCGCTGGTGGAGAACATCAGCCAGACCGGCATGAGGATCGGCGGTACGTCTGAGCAGCCCGTGGCCGAGGGCCGATCAGATGCCCCGGTGGGGACCACGCTGGCTATGATCGAGCAGCAGCAGAAGATTCTGAACTCGGTCCACAAGCGTATGCACTCAGCGCAGGCTGAGGAGTTCCGGCTGCTGGTGCAGTGCTTCCGTGACCACCCGGACAGCTTCTGGCAGCGGAACAAGAAGCCCGCGATGCAGTGGGACGAGCAGACATTTCTTCAGGCCATTGAAAACTACCAGATCACCCCGCAGGCTGATCCCAATACGGCCTCGCATCTGCAACGCCTCATGAAGGTCATGGCCCTGAAGCAGCTTCAGGCAAGCAATCCGACCATGTACGATCCTGTTGCCATTGACACGGCGGCCTTGCAGGCAATTGGCTGGGGCAACCCGCAGCAGTTTCTTGCGCCGCCGCAGGCTAATGCCAGCCCGCCGCCTGAACTTCTCA